GTTTAAGACCTTCTAATGCAGTAATTCTATCTTCTAACTTTTTTGTTGCATCATGACCTGACTTAGCTGTTACTTCTCCTTTTTTTACGGCCATTGCTTGTAGGTCCGGTTCTATTTATCTTTTTTACCAAATGATACTCTTAGTGCACATTTCTCACATATGAGCCCTAAGTGGGATTTAGATATAGTTCCTGTCCATTCGTAAAAGTTCCCTTTGTGGATTTTACCACAGCATTCACAAATGGAATTACCTTTCCCACTTAGTTTCATATTATTCATTACTTACCCCATTTCTTCCTTCTTACTATAAGACCCATGATACTGTAATTAGCAAGATCAATAAGCGTGTCTTCTAAAGATTCATTGTTGGGATTCTTTTTATTAAGTATTAGATTCATAAGTCTAGAAATCTTATCATTCATCCTAGTTACCAATCCAAGTGTTGATATCTCTATATCTTTAGAGGTTTCTAATTGAGCTTTGCCCATACCGATATTACTTGGACCGTAATCTAATTGCTTTTTAGCAAACAATTCATACTGTTCTCTTTGTATTTTTTTAAACTCTTTAGATGTTTTGGGGTATCGAACTTCAAGTTCTTCAATGGGGGTCATCGACTATTTTCTCCTTTGTAATAGAGGCTAAGATGTAATCCTAGCCCCATTTACGTTTAATCTAACATCAAGTCCTTCACGTTCTCTATTGGCTGTGCAAGAGAGATGTAGGCCTCTTATAATGTTCTCTTCTTTAGACCTGTAAGGCTTTAAAGATAACACTTTATTTGCATTATATGCAATTCTAAAAGAACCACGAGCACTTGTAATGTCCATACCTTCATGAAAGGCATTCTTAGTAATTTCAGATACAGCAAAGACTATCATGTTATGCTGTACTGCTATTTCCATTAATGCTTGAGATACTTCTTCTACCTTCATGTTGTTGTCAGCTTTCTTAGTTCTAAACAAACCCATGTGGTCAACAACTAATATCTCAGGCTTTCTAGGTAACATCATAATTCTCTTTTGTATTTCTTGTGGGTAGCAACTACTGTAGTCTACTGTCAGCCACTTGAAATCTTCAGAGATTCCGTTATTGTACTGCTTGTAATGTTCTTTAAGCTGTTCTTCACTCCAGTTCTTTTCAATCATTACAAACCTTGACCATATCTGCCTAGGTGACATTTCCATCTCAAGAAAGTATGTTGTCTTCTTAAATGAGTTAATCCAATTCTGAAGAAGCATAGTCTTCATAGATTCTGGTGGGGCCTGCAATATAACTACCTCACCTGGATATATTGGAAAGTCTAGACCATACAGCTCACCTATATTAATAGGTTTATGATCATTTACAAGAAAGTCTGCTAATTCTTTCTCCATTGATTTAGCATCCATCAAGCTATTACCTTTCTTAGCTTTGAATAACTTGCATGTATTAGCACAGAACTTATCTTTAAGAAAGTCTTGACATCCATATCGGTCACCACTACCATTATGACCATCATATGTATGTGTAACTAACTTATCCATCTCTTCTTTAGTAAAGGGATGTGAAGCAAGATCTACTCTAGATCTCCAGTCTTCCATTAACAATCTTACATAATGTTCTGGATATCTCCATCGTAGGTGTGCTGCAATACGTAATGCTATTTGATGCCTTGAACCTTGGCTAACACCTTCCATCATAGTTTGTATGCAAGGGTAGTTAACAGGGTCAGGGTTTCGACCTAATAACACTGGTTGATACTTCTCTTCTTGTTTAGGTTTTTGACGTTTAATTACATCAAATACAGGTTCAGTAGCATTTAGATTGGTAGAATGTCTATGTTTCTTTTCTTTAGCTATTCTAAGTATATCATTTATACTCCCATTCAACTCAGGTATAGTTACAGGTACTTTCCATAAACTAGATTTACTGTTTATAGTGTAAGGTACTCTGATTAGTCTTGTTTTATCTGATACTGATGGGTCTGCATATTCATATATACCTGCATTCTTTAATGTATCTTTTACCTTTAGATGTAAGTCATCGCAAGGTTTCCATCTAAATGCAGCTCCTGATATTTCTACGTGGAATCCTGTACCGCTAAACCATACATCATATGGTATACCTATGTCATCAAGTAGCATAGTAAGTCCAATGCAAGCTTGCCTAGCATTTTCACTATTACTACCATCTACATCCAGAATAAATCTATCTGGCATATATATTGCACCATCAAATGCAGATAAAGTTTTATTCTTTTTGACATAGTCTATAACATATTTATCATAATCCCACAATGACATGAATGTATCTTGGGCCATGCCTACCCATTTTTCCATCTCACTTACATCACCGAAATGATGCCTATTTGATAGACCGAATGCGAACTCTTTAATCATATTACTGGCTCCTTTCCTTTAATTTTACATTGGTATAGGTATCTAGCTCTTTTATCATCTTGTCTTACAGTTAAATGATTGTAATCATCTTTTTTAGGATTAACAGCCATACCTATATCATCTCTAGTTAACCAATGCATGTATTCAGTTAGTCTCACCTTATCACAGGTATTACATCTGAATGCTTGTTATCACCATTTGTGTAATATAGAACGCCACCATCATTGCCTTCATCATCTTTTTGTGCTATGATCCACATACCATCATCAAGTTGAAATGCAATAGGTCTATTATACCACATCCAGTTTTTACATTCTTTCTTTGTAAGGTATTCTACTTTAACTATCTTCTTACCTAATAAAACACTTTGAGCTACTTTAGTCCACCTTCTTTCTATCTTTACTTCATCTACTTTACCATCTTTATCGTAGATACTGTCTGCTTCTTTTGGCATATTAGTCTCCTATTTTTTGTTTAATCTGTTCATAACCTTCAGCTGTCATCCAGGTGTAATTAAACTTACCATACTTACCTCTAGATTTAGCTCTTGTTTTAACTAGATACCTATCATTTGTAAGATTAGTAATGCTTCTTCTTATACTGGTAATAGGATAATCAAGATCATATTCATCTTTTAATGTTTCCTGTACATCAAATGGTGTTCTAGCTAATGTATCATCTCCTCTAAATACATGTAATATCTGAGTATTTTGAGTCAATGCTTGTAACTTTTCTTTCTTTAGCTTTGTTCCAGCTAAGTGTGTTGTATTATAATAACTCATTTAGTCTCCTATTTTATTTGATCATAAGCCCAATGTAAAGCATTCATAAATCCTTTGTTCTCATAAAACTCAGATTTACTTAAACCATCATCCTTCTCATCATCCATTCTTTTATCAATTTCTTTTAATATAGACATCTTCAATTCCATATTATTCTTCTTTAAGAACTTGATATATTGTTGTTGTGTATATTTATAAGCCATTGTTCTCCTTAATAAAATAAAGGACCGTATCTAGCCATTGACACACAGCCAATTAACAATTGACACAGTCCTTCATTTATATTTTACAGATTATATGTTAAAAAGGTAGTTCTTCTGCAGGTGTTGATACTGTTGTATGTTCAGTAGTATGAACAGCTCCATTAGATACTGTAGGTTGTCCATATTTCTGATGTGCAGATTCAGCTTGTTGTTTCCAATAAGTAACATCATCATCTGAATAGCTTAGATGCTCACCTTCTTGTGCAACAGGAGCAAATCTATCCCATACTCTTGCATACTTAGGATTCTTTTTATCATCTACTATTAAGATATTTATTTTCTTACCTTTTAAGCCATTTACGTCATCATCATACTGAATTACAGGCTTGTTACCCGTTTCATCTTTTAGCACGCTAATAATACCAGCATTAGCAAACTTAAATAATCTAGCAACAGAAAATTCTTCATTGGTAGTTTTATTAAATTGCTCATATACTCTCATATTGCATGTATTATTATAGTTTTCAAAGTAAATATCAAGAAATTTCTTATCGTTCCAACTTCCTTGTTTTACAGATTCTATAGTTACAGTGTGCCATCCTCTTGTATAAGGATTTTGTGATTGCTCACCGCCAGTCATTGTTTTTATTGCCATGTGTTCTCCTATCGTTTGTTGTTAATTAACGTATTACCATCATCATCGTGCTGTGCTATGCCTACCATTGCTGCCAGGCCATATCTTCTACCATAAGTACAAGCTGCACCTATAGCATGAGCATCTCTTTTCTGACCAAGAGCCATTCGTACTTCACTCTTGATCCATTGTCCTGATGCATGTAATAGCATAGTAGTTACATAGAATCCATTTGTTGCAGTACAGAATCTATTACCTTGTATTACAGACAATCCATTCTTAGTTAAATAGGGCATAGAGGCTTCAATTACAGTATGTAAATCAGCATAATTACTATTAAAGAATGGGTTTTTACTTTTTGATTTGGCTCCTTTCATTTCACTCTGAGACTTTGCTAAAGCTGTGGCAAGTTTATCTATTTCATTAGACTTCCACTCCCAAGCTAACGGGGATTCTTCAGTTTTATCTTCATTATAAGGGATGCCAGTTATTTCGGTTTGTTCCATAGGTCTCCTTCTTCTTTTTATGTCGACAAATCGTAAGCATTAATATACGAATTTTTCTGGAATTTAACAAGAATTATATAGAATTTATATCTAGAAAATAGTCTTTAGTTTGATCAGCATAAGATGCTCCATGACGTGCTAGATCTTTCATTTCAGTTATTCTATTTCGTAATTCTTCGTTCTCTTCCCTTAAATCTCCTATCAGTTTTATTCTATCTCCATCAGGGCTTGTATTATAAGCATTCTTTTCTATAAATTCTAATACAACCTTAAATAGATCATCAAATAACTCTTTTTTTCTACCTTCAAACAGTTTATTACCATTTACTTTTTTAGCCATCTTGGTCTCCTTCTATTATTACTTTGTTTATTCTATTTACAGTTATTATCAGGTCATTAACCTGATTTTGCAATTGATCAACTTGTTCAGCAAGTGCCTGAATCATTTCATAGTTTGATTTAAATGCTTCCATTTCATCTCCTTTGAAGGGTAATAATTACCTTCTTTTATGTATTGCAAGCGTGGAGTTTTTATGCAGCTCTCCCTTGAGCACAGTGCAACTTCCAGCCACTCAATGTTAGATTCGTTTTTTAGCCAACCTTGTGCAATAAGCTGTTGGTCAACTTATTCCACCTCTTTTGTTTGTGCTTGCAATTTTTTGAGGATAGGCTATCCCGATGCTGTTAATAGCGTTACCCATGGGTTCGGTACTATCCTCAAGTTATAAAGTGATACTATCTGACGGAACCACCTTTGCAGTTTGCTTATATCCGTATTTAGGCATGCCTCAGCTTGGACTAGATAGCATCACTCTAATTTTAGCTACATTTAGTTGAGTTTTCACCCATCTTAATTGGAACAGGTTACAAATCACCGAACTTTTTGTAGCTAATTATTTGAGAGAACCTCACATATTCCTTTGCCTTGTCTATAAACCCATAGTTCGTCCATGGGACTTGCCCATGAGGCTCTTCTATGTGATTCCGATACCTCTTTTTATAGACGCTTACAATGGTATCTCAGCGTATTTAGGACTTACAGGACCAGTTGTTGGCTCTCTCAATTTATATGATATATGGTGCAGGACCAAAATAAGGCGAGCAAGGATGAACAGTCCTCGTAACCAAAAACCTGCACCACACATCGCTCCTAACCAAGGGATTATTTCTTTGCTTTAGTTATAACTTTCTTTTTCTTACTAACTTTTGCCTTTGGTTTAGGCATAGACTCAAATATCAGATCATCTATCTTCATCTGAACATATTGCATTTGGTCCATGTATCTAAGGATTCCTTCGATTTCTTCTTTACTCATCATGTTCCTCCTTTAGTTTGTTTATTTCTTCTTGCATACGATCTTCCTCGTAATCCCTCATAAGTTTCTCCTCTCTGTGATCGAAGTCATCAACGATCTCTATTGTTTTAGGAGTTTCTTTTCTGGGCTTACCTTTAAGGAAGTTCACTATGTTTATCCATTTTGGTATCATATTACTCTCCTAATAGTTTAACATTAGTACCTTTTAGTATCTTGTTAACACCAGCTATAACCTCATTATTAGTAGTCATACCATAAATATGATCAATAGCAGATCTTTGAACATCTTTTAGCCTTTTAATCTTAGCACCACCTGGTGTAGATTCAAATAGTTCTTCAGCTACATTTGAAGCCATACCTCTTAAAGCCTTTTCAAAGTCTTTAGCTGGACTCCAATCACTAACTTGAGTTTCATACCTATTATTCTCTGCACTAGTTCTATGACTAGTAATGATATGAGCAAGCTGTCTTCTATTTTCATTTAGCCTCTTCTCACCTTTAACTACTTGGTTATACAAAGTAGAGCAATTAAGATCTTTAATAAACTTACCAAAGTTCTTAGATGCTGTTTTTTGTATTGCTGATGCATACTTTAATTCAAGAGATTTTATTTCTTTATTTGTTTCATCAGTCACTCTATCTATAAAGTATTGTCTCTGTTTTTCTGTTAACTTTGCCATTTTGTCTCCTTTTAGTCTAATAATGTCATGTATTCTTCAGGATGGTTGTTTATAAACCAATCCAACCCTTGTCTAACTACTTCATACTCTCCCATAAACTCAGCACCTTTGATTGTATCATAGATTGCTGCAGCAGTTACAGGTAATTTAACAGCTTCACCTGTATATGGATTTGTTCTGGGGGTCATACTTTTCATATCTTTGCATTCTTTTTCTAGATCTTTAATCCAGTTTGCTGGTCTACCCATGTGATTCTCCTTTTCTTAGTTTTCTTAATACTATCCAATTGCCTTCTGATACTATATTAACAAATAGTTTCATAGCGACATCCATCTTATTAAGCTCTCCATCTTCCCAGAGATCTTCACTTGCAACTTCTGTCCAGTTATCGTATCCTTCATTCATTCTTACTCTCCTTCTATTTTCTTTTAAGATTTGAATTTCAGCACTAACTGCATCATCTATACCTCTATTCATTGAGTTTCTCCTCTTGT